GTCGGTTGTACTTCTTATAGATAAAAGCACGTTACCTAAATCTGAAGATGCCGTTTTAACATAATGTATTAATGTTTCACGAATCATTTTTAAAGGACCACCAATGAATTTTAAAGGACTAACATTCGGTATTATAAATTCAAATATTTTTGAATCATTACTAGATCCGGGAACTGGTATTGAAGTATAATTAAGAGGATATACACAGTTTTCCATCGAATAACCGCTAATATCGTCCGTCACGAGACCTGCACCTATTATAGTATTTGTATTATTCATATATGTAAAGTATTGCGGAGGTACGAAATTTATACGAATAGAAGGATTATAATCTCCGTCCAAAGTTTTAACCGTAACCCGCATTTTTAAACCAACATGCTTTCCGTAATACATTTTGGACAGAACTACACAAGGAGAAGCGGGAATGTCAGATGCCAAATTTAAATTTTCTCCTATTAAATCTTCTAGTTCTATTACTACATTTGTCTGTTGCATAGCATGTACGATTTGAGATGATGGTATGTACCGGTAAGTTCTTCTTATCAACGGTCTTATATCAACCAAAGGTAATAACCTATTATTTTCGTGTAATTCAATACTCGTAGCTACTTTATCATCTTGTTTTTGAGGTTTATTCATAACATAACTTTGAGGTTTATAGTTTTCTATCCTACCTAAAGGATTATTAACAGGACCATTGGCATACATTAACTCAGTGGAATAACCGTAAAATTCCGTACCTGGTTCCATACTAATATACACATTAAAATAAGCTGTCAAAGGGGAACCTGAAGAATAAACTAAGGGCTGAGCTACGTATATATAATATAGTCCATGCAATAAAGCCTCTAAGGTACTATCTCTTGCGTTTAATAACATTTGATTTCTTGCTAAATAAGGTAAAATAACTTCTTGCGTCTGTCCTCCAGCAGAAAATTCTAGAAGATGTGAAGGTGCTTGTAAAACTGTTTGATAATCAGGATAACCAGTAAGTACGTTGGAAGATGGATTATACAATTGTATAAGCCGCAATTTCACTTGTTGTTTATTATTCATTACGGATTGAATCGTGATTTTAATATTGCCACTCCATGCACGAGTTAGGAGATGTATAGCCTCTATATTGTTAGCTAGGCAAGGTGCCAATTCTGAGTCATAACTAGTAATAGTTTGCAGCCCTCCTTGATAAGGAGAAATTGGTCTAACAAACAGTAACTTTCCAACTGGATCCAAATAATTAACGCCAAAGGTACCAATGTATTGCTTTTTCTGGATAATATGATTCAATGCCATTTCATCAACATCTGTATTAAAAATTGGTTCCTGAACAATTCTAACAAAATTTGCATTGGGGTCAAGATTCTCCATATACTGTAAAGTATCAACATTATTTAACCTATTCCTCTGAAGCATAAGAGTAGATGACTGAATTTGAGGTAGATTTGGGTTATGTAACCCTGTATAATAACGGATGGCTCCTCTAAGCCCATCAATAGCATCTCCAATAAAAGATTTAGCGAACCCTGTCGCAGAATCAATAAGAGAGGTACCTAAATTACTAAAATAAGATTGCGGATTATATGTAATGTAACGGGGAGTAGGTACTGCTACCTCTAAATTAGTCAAATTGGCTTCAATCGTTATATTTAATGCTGTAGAAGAACCAGAAGAAG